GTCGACTCGTCCCTTAAAGTCTGGGAAAGTCACTGGAGCCTTGTTGGTTATATTACCATCCAACAAGTACTCACGAACGAGGCGAGAGAGGTCCTCTGGGCTTCTTGGAAGGATGTTTGTAGCAAAGCCGGTAGCAATACCCTTGGTTCCGTTAGTTAATACGAGTGGAATTACTGGTAAGTAGAATGCAGGTGGTTCATGCTCAGGATCCTCGTGTGCAGGGGCGAGGTCAACATCACGAATATACTTATCAAAGTTTTCGTGGAGGCGTGTATAAACATAACGTGGTGCGCCTGCTTCTTGGACTAGTCGAGTTCCAAAAGAACCCCTCCCTTCGACCAAGCAGACATTGTTATTCCACGTTGCAGCCATAAGTTGCCCCGCCCCTGCGGCAGATCCTTCACCGTGATTATAACCATAATCGGAAATAATACCAGCTACTGCAGAAACCTTTTTGAAATCACGCTTTGAGTTTAGTATAGAACTATAAAGGTAAAATCTTTGGACAGGTTTCAGACCATCTATCATGTTAGGAATCGCACGAGATTCCACAGTATACATTGCAAAGGATAACCATTCGTTTTTGGCTACCTTTGAAATTGGATATTCATTTGCTTCCACTGTAAACTCCATCAATGACATAACAAACCCTTTTTCAGCTTATAGATATATTCTATCACGGTTTCTTTACAATGTCAACCATATCTTGCACACTGCTTATTGCTAAATCGATTACGTTTTGAGTAATCGGACCAAGATCACCACAATACATAGCAATAATGATGTGATCGTTGATTTTATCTTCATTGATTTTACCATTATTTAAAGGCAGGTGCAATTGACTTTGTAAGATGTCTAAAGCCAATGCACCGGCTTGTTTTGTTTTGTGGATATCTTGCTTATTCATAGCATTTCCTTTGATTTGATATAGTTATTCTATACCAGTTTTTTTAGTTTGTCAACCAAAATATTTATCAAGCATATCTAAAACATCTTGATATTTTGCCATTTCCAATAGCTCACCTTCCATAGCTTCGAAAACATCTGGGTGTTCACCGATGCCAGCTGGATTGTTAAGATAGATCTCAACATTCATTTTGTGTTTTTGAATATGCCCATGCGCATGAGCTCTCATTGATTTAAGCATTACTTCCTGTAATGCATCGTTACGCTCGTCGGTCATGATGTTCATCCTTTCTCCTTATTGGAACATAAAGTCCTTTCTTAATTGACTGTCACGTCCAAACATCATTTGAAATATACCAGCATCATCAACAGTAACTGTATCATATACTGGCTCGTTAATAATTTTATGATATTCATCTTCGGTAAGTGAGCCCAAGCCTTTAATATAACGATGCTTCCAACCTGCGTTATTGGCTTTAAAATCACGTGCCTCCTCATATGTATAAAACCACTGAACTTGATCTTTTTTCGAAGAGATCATGATTGGAGTACGAGTGATTTTAACTTTCTTTTCCAAAAGAAGGCGTGGCCAAAACTTATAGAAAAATGCAATAAGTAATGGAGAGATATGACCAATACCATCGTGGTCAGCATCGGTCAATGTTGCAACATTCTCATATGTCATATAATCAACTGAGTTTGGATTAGTGATATCCAAACCAAGAACAGAGATTAATTCTGACAACTCTTTATTTTTGAGAACGTCAGCAGGTTTCATATCCCACGTGTTCATGATAACACCACGTAATGGGTAAGCACCCACCTTATTTGGATCACGTACTTTAAGAAGGAAGCCCATAGCTGAGTCACCCTCTACAATCTTAAGTGTAGCGTCATCCTTATTTGCTGCAATATGTTTAGCCACTTTAACCTTGCGCAATTTCTTTTGAGCAAGAGTAGCAGCACGTTTATCTGCGGCAATTTTCTTTGCAAGCTGAGCCTCAATAATCGGATCAATGATAGATGGAGTATTCAAGATCTTACGAGCAAAGAAGTCGGCCTCACGAATGCCAGAGGCAATTGCATGTTCCTTTACATTACTCATTGGATTCGTCAGTTTTTCTTTTGTCTGTGAATCGAATTTGGGATTAGTAAAGTTTTTAGCGAACATGACGAACGTGAGGCCATTCTTAATTGTCGACTTAACAACTTCAATTTTATGCTTACGCTTAATCATAGTTGTAAGTTCTTCAACAATGCCATTCACGATAAAGTCGACATATGCTCCACCTTGTCGTGTATTTACACCATTTACAAATGAGTTGGTACGGAAACCGTCTTCAGATGTAGTGATGAAGAATGAAAGATCTTCAGTTTTCTCAATGATTGCTTCCTCACCAAAAAGCTCTGCGTATTTCTTTAGGTTGTTTACCTTAACACGACGCTTATTAAAAGAGAATGCGATTTCAGGGAATGCCATTTGAAGTGAAGACAAACGATCTTCAACTAAAGCAACCGTATCGTGTTCTTGTAAACTGTCGACTTCAAATAATTCAAAATCAGGAGTAAACCAGACTTCAGTTCCGTTTCCATCTTTGGCTGTTTTCTTTTCACGAACATCTTCAGCACCATTCTTACATTCAACTGTAAGCATGCTACCATTAGACCAAGTCTTACCAACAAACTTAGAAGAAAGAAAGTTGGTAGCAGCAGATCCTACGCCGTTCGTTCCGATGGTTACTCGCTCATCGTCAAAACTTGTACCTGCGTTTACACGAGTCCAAGCTGCTGTGGCACGAGCAATTTTGCTGTCAGTGGTTTCATCATAAACAAGCTCTTGTGGAATACCACGACCGTTGTCGGTAATGGTTACCTTATTATTATCTATAGACACGTTGATTTTGTTCGCAAACTTAAAATTTGTGCGAATTGCCTCGTCGATCGAGTTATCTAGAATTTCATCAATCATTTTGGATAGAGCTGGAACATACTTTGCAGTTTTCCATTCACCCATCACAAAGCGCTCGATTTCTTCTTGAGCACTTGAACCCATATACATACCAATACGTTCTCTGACGTGTTGGCGGGCTGTTAAGATTTTAAATTGTTCAGTCAAAGTTTTCTCTCCATTGAGAACATTATTTAGCTATTCTAACACATAACTAAAGGTTTGTCAACTAGATTTTTCCAATCCAATGTGTACAATCGTCACATGGGTCGTCCCACATGTAACATCGATAGTCTTCTTGCATTTAGAACCTTTCGGTTGTTGCACTTTATAAATACTAACATAACCTTTCAGAAATGTCAATAGGAAATTTGAAATGATTACAAATTATTTGTCACCGATCTCGTTTAAGGTCGTCGTAGATCGTATGCCTAACGTTGAATTTTTTACTCAGCGTGTTAGTATTCCCGGTTTAAGCATGGGTGCACCGGAGCAATTATCTCCCTTGCATCGTATTTATAAAACTCCGGATCGTATCGAGTACGCAGAGTTGGACCTAAGCTTTATCGTCGATGAGAACATGGATAATTATAATGAAATCTTATCATGGATGGAAGGTATGGGAACACCAGAAAGATCTGACCAGTTTGCAAATTTAGAAGATGGAAAATACGGTTTGGTGTCTGATGTGTCTATATTAATAGAGAACAGCAACCGCCGTCAAAATATCAAATTTACCTTTACAGAATGCTTCCCCATCGCTCTAAGTGGAGTCAATCTAGATGTTACAGGATCTGACGTAATCTACCCAGAAGTCAGTGCCACAATGCGCTATACGAACATGAGGTTCGAAAAAATTAGTTGACATTTCCAAACAGTTGTGATAGTATAATTAAGTAACAACTGTGCGAAGGGCATGTGATGAGTACTGATGATATTAATGAGTTGTGGGCTGTTGACTGTAGGATTGATGAGGCTAACCTTGCTGGTGAATCCAAAAGAATTCCTGAACTTCATAACAAGTATTACAGCTTATATTATAAAGAGGCTTTAAAAGTAAAGAAGCTTCGTTATGATTATAAGGAACTTGAGCTTGCAAAACGCGAGTGGTTTGATGGTTCTATGGCAGAAGAAGATTTACGAGAGCGTGGATGGAAACCACAGCCCAAGAAAATCATTCGTCAAGATATAGATAAATATATTCAAGCAGACAGAGATATTATTAATCTGAGTCTCAAGATTGATTATCACTCTACTCGCGCTAATTATCTTGAAGATATTATTAAGACAATACATAGCAGAAACTTTGTTATTAAAAATATGGTTGACATATTGAAGTTCCAACACGGGGAATACTAAATCATGGATACGGTCAGCGTTGAAATTATAAATGCGGTCTATTTAAAGATCAATGCTGACTCAGGCGTTAAAATGGAGCTAGAAGATTATTTTAAGTTCCAGCCTTCCGGCTATCAATTTAATCCTTCATATAAGAATCGAGTATGGGATGGATGGATTCGTTTGTTCCAAGCATTGCGCCCAAAGCTATATGTTGGTCTATTCTCAAAGCTTGTAAAATTCTGTGAAGATCGTGGTTATGATCTCAAAGCACCTGACCACTTGTATGTTGCAGAAGAGATTCCTGATGATTATGGCTATCAAATTGCCAAAGAAATTGACTGTAAATTTGAACCAAGAGATTACCAAAATCAATACGTTGTCGATGCAATTAGAGATTCACGATCGCTATCTTTGTCTCCAACTAGTTCTGGTAAATCTCTTATCATTTATCTGATTACTCAGCACTACCTTCAAACATATAATCATAGAACACTTATTATTGTACCAACAATTTCTCTGGTTCATCAGATGGCTGGAGACTTTGTCGACTATGGGTGCGATCAAGATATGATTTATAAAATTCAAGGTGGAGTCGACAAGAACACAGATCATCCAATTGTGATTAGTACATGGCAATCATTGATTAAACTTCCCAAAGATTGGTTTGGCCAATTTAATGTGGTGCTTGGTGATGAGGCACATAACTTCCAGGCTAAATCACTTCAAAAGATTATGGAAGGTTTAGATCAATGCTACTATCGACATGGCTTTACCGGCACTTTAAAATCAGAAGAAAGCAAGACTCATAGACTTGTATTAGAAGGATGCTTTGGAGCTGTTCGTAAACACGTATCAACAAAAGATTTGATGGATGCTGGAACTGTTGCTGACTTTAATGTGAAAGCAATTGTGTTGTCATATGAAGAACAGCAGCGTAAAGATTTTTTGAAAGCCTTTAAGCAAATTAAAGAAGCTGGTAAGAAATATCCTGCTGAACGAGAGTTCATTGTAAACAATCATAAACGTAATATGTTCATTCGAAATCTTCTTTGGAGCCTTGAAGGCCAGAACAATTTGGTCTTGTTTGATTTAGTTGAAAAGCATGGTAAGATCCTTGAGCCTTTGCTTCAAAAAGATGGTCGACAACTGCATTTTATCTATGGAGCTACTAAAGGAGAAGAACGTGAGCGCATTCGACATTTGGTGGAAAACGATCCAATCAAACAACACGATATCCTTGCATCTTATGGAGTTTTTTCAACTGGTGTAAATCTAAAGAAGCTTGACAATGTGATCTTTGCGTCTGGTTCTAAGTCTGAAATCAAAGTATTGCAATCGATTGGTCGAGCTCTTCGTAAAGGAAATGATGCTGACCGTGCCACGTTGTACGACATCACTGACGACCTGACGGTCGGCTCGTTTACGAACTATACATTGCAACATTTCAGGAAAAGAGTGGAAATCTATGGGCGGGAGCAGTTCCCA